AACAATGCATGTTAGTCAACCTTGATTACTATAAAAAATTTGATAAACCAGTTTTTGGTAAAAAAGGCACAAAAGAGGAAACAGTAGCTAAAGCAAAAAGACACGCTAAAGACATACATGATGATTACACACCTCTATCATTATCACCAACCGAAGAGTCCACTGTTTGCACACCTCTCGTAGATGGTTGGAATTTTATTAATACAAGTCTAGCTAACGGATTAACAGTTTATAACTTTCATCCAAAGATTAGAAACGTAAAGCAGTATTTATACCCAAACTCAAGTGCTGCTGAGCTGTCTTCCCAACTTAATTGGATAAATAACATAGTCGAATACGCACCAACTTGTGTTTTCTTTTGGAACACTGAAAATTATACAGATCTTAAATATCTAGATTTAAAACCTATAGATAAGCTTTATTGTGTTGCGGCTAGTTTTAAACCTAATATGATTCTCAATAAATTTGACTTTAACGAGAATACTGAAGTTGTATTTTTTGACTATAGTAAACAATCACTAGCTTTTAAAAAGCTGTTAGTACAAGAGTGGGACGGAGAAGATTATCCAGCATTCTTAGATTGGGCATATAGTAAGTTTAAGTTTAATGAGACCGGCGGTGCAGGCACCGAAAATATGTCAAGATCAGAACTATGGCAACGTGAAATAAGCTGGTGGGGATCTGAAAAAGATATAAAAGAACACTGGGATAGGTACAAAAAATTAAAACACGATTATGTATATGTAGATATATGTGAAAAACCAGAAAGAGTTACTTCTAAAATTACTGGAGTAGGTAATGAAGTGATTTGGTGGAGTAATGCATTTCATACAGTAAATGCTCAATATTTAAGAGGATTAGCAGGAGTCAGAGATTGTTACGAAACTTGGATAGAACAAATTGCAGAAAAAAATTCTAATATATGGATACTAGGTAAAGATTATTTAGACCGTCCAGTAGAAGGCAAACAGATTAAAGAATATTTAGATGATTATCCAAAACTTAGTAAAACTCTCTAGAGGATCGCTTCACCCACTTGTTATTGACGCTAACTCTCTCGGTTTAATGAATCCGTCAATTTTATATCACGATAATAAGATAAGAGTTATTCTACGCAATGTAAACTATACTTTTTACCACAGTGAAAAGAACTTATTTCATCACCCTTTCGGACCTCTTACGTACATACATCCTGAAAATGACATTAAATTACGCACTTGGAATTGGTACTTAGAGCTTGATCATAATTTAGATATAGTTAAATCTCATAAAATAGACACGTCTAAGTTTGATACATATGAGCCTCTTTGGGAGTTTGTAGGATTAGAAGACGCAAGACTTGTATATTGGAATAATAACTATTTTATAACAGGGGTTAGACGAGATACTACTATAAATGGTGTTGGTAGAATGGAATTAAGTAAAATTGAAATATATGAAAATGACGTGGTTGAGGTAGAGAGGACTAGGATTCCTTTACCTGATGGACAAGATTCTTACTGCGAAAAGAATTGGATGCCAATTCTTAATAAACCTTTTTCATGGATAAAGTGGAGTAATCCTACAGAAGTTGCTATGTACAATCCTATCGACGGTAAAACTACTACAGCTCTATCACCAGAGGCTCAAAACTTTCCTAAAGATGAGCGTGGAGGATCTCAGATAATACCATGGAAAAGTGGTTATTTAGGAGTAACTCACGCAGTAAATCTCGATAAACACGAAACTGGTAGAAAAAATGCTATATATACTCATAGGTTTATGCAATGGGATAAACAATTTAATTTAATAAAATGCTCAAAACCTTTTAACTTTATGGGAGGACTTGTAGAGTTTGCAACAGGAATGGTACAGATTGAAGATGATATTCTAATATCATTTGGTTTTCAAGATAATGCAGCTTTTATAATTAAAACAACCTCACAATTTGTAGAGGAATTCTTAAATGGATAAAAAACTAGACCAACTATTAAAAGAATATATAAACAACCCCGAAGACCCAAAATCTAATTTGTTATTAGCACTCCACTATAACAAGATAAACCAAACTGCAGCAGCAATCAGCTTTTTTCTACGAACGGCTGAGAGAACAAGAAACAAAGAGCTACAGTATGAGTGTATGTTAAAAGCTGCATCTTGCTTTGAATCACAAAGTATGAGATCTGTAAGTGTAAAAGGACTTTTACAACACGCTATTGCTATTCTACCTCGTAGGCCAGAAGCATACTTAGCACTCGCATTAATACAAGAAACTACAGATCATAAATCAAATTGGATAGATTCATATCAAACATCATCTCAAGCTTTAGAGTTTTGTAATTTCGGGTTACCCCCTCTTAAATTTACTGAATTTCCAGGAAAATTCGCATTATATTTTCAAAAAGGTCATACTGCTTATTGGACAGGGCTATGTGATGAGTCTAGAGAGATCTTTACTGATTTATATTTTAACTGGCAAAGTGAAATGAATGATTTTTATCGCGAGTTAGTCTATAACAATATGATCAATCTTGGACTATTAAAAAAGAAAAAAGAAAAAAAGTTTTATGATTCAACAAAATTAGATAAATTAAAACATAAATTTGTAAATAGTGATAAAATAAATAAAAATTATAGTGAAGCATATCAAGATATGTTTGTTTTAAGTATGCTTGATGGTAAAAAACAAGGAACATATTTAGAAATAGGTAGTTGCAGACCTTTTAAAGGTAATAATACAGCATTGTTAGAAACACAATTTGATTGGATAGGGATAAGTATTGATATTGAAGAAAGTTTTGTGCAACAGTTTAAGCAAGAAAGAAAAAATTTATGTTTAAAAGGTGATGCTACTGCTGTTGATTGGGCACTAATTTTAGAATTAAATAATTTTACTAAAACTATTGACTACTTACAGATAGATTGTGAGCCTCCTAATACATCCTTAAAAGCTTTATTTAATATCCCATTTGATAAATACCAGTTTAAAGTAATTACTTTTGAACATGATTATTACACAGATCAACATTCAGGGGTTAGAGAGAAAAGTAGAGAATTTTTAAGAAGTAAAGGTTATACTCTAGTAGTAAACGATATTAGTCCTGATCAAGGTCGTCCATTTGAAGACTGGTGGGTAAAAGCTGATTTAGTAGACTCAGATATTCTTAATAAAATGACGTGTCTAACTAATGAAGAAAATGTTGCAGAAGATTATATGCTTTCTTCTCCGCAAGTTGATATTATACCAAGAAAAGTAGGATATGTTCACAAGAAAAAAGGTATAAAAGATGCTTGGAAACATAGTATTGCACCTACAATGGAATTTACTACTGTTATTCCTCCAAAAGGGTGTGTAGTAGATTGTGTATTTTGCCCTCAGCAAACACTACTACAAGTTTATGAAGGAGTAAAAACGCTTACTCTAGACAATTTCAAAAGAATAGTAGATAAAATACCACAAGAAGTAAGAATTACATTTGCAGGATTTACAGAACCTTGGTTAAATAAATCATGTACTGATATGCTACTGTATGCTCATGAAACAGGACATCCAGTAAGCGCTTTTACAACTGTTGTAGGTATGGATAAAACTGATGTAGAACGTATAAAAGATATACCTTTTGCAGGAGCCCCGAATGGAGGATTTACTATTCATCTACCTGATCAAGAACGCAAGGCAAAGCACCCTATTACTAAAAAATATATTGAGACTATTGAATATTTAGCAGAAGTTAAAGATCAAATAAAGAATTTTCAAATTATGTCTATGGGAACAGTGCACGACGATGTAAAACACGCATTTCCAAGCGCACCACAATATGATATGTGGAGTCGGGCAGGAAATCTTATAGGAGAAGCCGCATTAAAACCAGAAGTAGCTCTTTATACTTTTAAAAGTATTGATCATGGTAACAAAGCAATGACTTGTGGATGTGATGAACGTATGTATCATAACGTCTGTTTACCTAATGGTGATATAGCTCTATGTTGTATGGACTATGGATTAGAACATATTATTGGTAATATTTTTGAATCAAGTTATGAAGAGGTGATTCCTGAACCGCACGCTTGCTATGAAATGTGTCGAAAATGCGAAAATGGAATAGATTTCTTTGATCCCTCTATGGTAGAAGAAAGAAAAATCATTAATGTTAATTAAAGTAAAAACTAAAATACAATCAGATTTTAGTTGGGTTCATAAACTTAAATTTAAAGAACATGTAGATAAAGATCTATCAGGGTACGTAGATGCGATAGCAATAAAAAGTGAGTCTGGAAGTGTTTATGATTTTTACAGAAGCAATCCCGTTGAAAAACCAGAAAATTTTAAATATACACAACTCTATGACAAAGTATCAGAAGCAAAGCTGCTAGCAGATTTTTACGAAATTGAAACAAGTAGAATCAGAATTCATAAACAAGATCCTGGTAAGACTATACCACTTCATGTAGACGGTAACAATGTAGAAGCTAAAACTAACGAAGATTATCGACTCAGAATGATAACTGCACTTACATCAAGTGTTGATTTTATTTATACTTTTGAGTATAATAAAGAGAAAATCGAATACCAGTTAAAGGTTGGTGAGTCAATAATTTTTGATCCAGACTTAGTTAAGCATGGCATGCGTAACGAATCAAGAACTGATACAAGATACGCTCTAGTTCAAGTATTTAAAGCATATCCTGTAACAAACTGGATGAAAAATTTTATTAATAAAGACGAAACTGTAATTCTATGAATGTAGATTTTGGAACAGCTTTTCATAAACCAAATGGTAATGCTGTAAAAGTAACTGTAAATGAGTTTAGAGAAAAACTTTACTTACACATAAGAGAATACACAATGGACGGAGATACAGGAATGTGGTTTCCAACTAAAACAGGATTTTCTATTCCTGCAGACGAAGTAAGCTCTCTTATCCCTCTTTTAGAAGAAGCAGCAGAACTTGTTGCAAAAAGATTTATATGGAATAATCAGTTAGAATTAGAATTGGAGAACGAAGATGAGTATTAAAGCTTGGAATGATGAGCAAGAACAAGAGCTTATTCAACTTTATACTAAAGAAAACAAAAAAGATGTGTATGAGTTAGCTGAGCATTTTTCAAAAGGGTATAGAAGTGTTATTAGTAAACTTGTACAACTAAAAATCTATGAAAAACCTGTGATCGAAGATGATCAAAAATATCTTACAGTAAAAGTAATGCTAAGAGAGCTTGAAGATATTTTAGGCATTGAAGTAGATGGTACAAACTTAAACAAAAAAGAGAACTTAAGCCTCTTATTAGAAGCAATCAAGGGTAAACTTAATAAATGACGCAAGAACCTCATGAAGCATATATGAAACGTAGATTTCTTGAAGAAGAAATTGAAGAACAAAAGTCAAGACTCAAAGATCAAGCAACTGGACATATACATACTACTATCAATGTTTTAGAAGAAAGATATAAAGAGTTAACAGGAAAAGAGTATAAATCACCTAAAATTTATGAGTCACCTGATAAAGGTAAGACTGTTTATGAACGTGAATTTGGATCAAACGAACGAAAAATAGTAAAGCCTAAAAGTGCTTTTACTCAATATGGAAAAGATGAGCATGAGGTATTTTTAAATCAAGATGCTTTACGTGAGTTATTGGACGAGCAAGAAGGCTACTTTGAAGACGATCCACACCCAGATTTAAACTTTGATGACTTATTATTTGACGATGATGAGTTTCCTAATGAAGATGATTATTACACTGAGCCTGTTAAACATGCCTTTCATGAGCATGTCTATATAGATGAAATAAAAAACTACATTAAAAGCACGTATGAGCAACACTATGCACATGATGGAAGATTACAATCTACAGAAGTTATTATAGATCGTGGACGTGGACTTGAGTTTTGTTTAGGAAATATTGATAAATACTCTAATCGTTACGGATCAAAAGGTACAGTAGATGATTATCGTAAAGACTTAATGAAAATAGCTCACTATGCAATAATTGCACTTTACTGTCATGACAAAAAATATTCATAATTTAGAAACTTATTTCAAAGATCAGTGGGAAACTACTGAAACAGACTCACATGTCGTTAATTTGGTTAAAAAGTCTAATGCTATACTAGACGTAGGATGCGGATTTAATCAGTATAAAAAATATAATGAAAACTTAGTTGGAATTGACATAGTTAACAAAAACGCTGATCACATTTGCGATATAATTGATTATGAAAATAAAAATCAATTTGATTTAATTATATGTTTTGGGTCTTTACATTTTTATAACTATGATTGGATAAATTTAAGACTAAAAAAAGTTATCAATATGTTAACTAGTAATGCAACTATTTGTATGAAAGTAAATCCTGCAATACCTAATACTGATGGAAGTTACCTTCCGTGGTTTGAAAAATGGACGCCACCCCTTGTTGAACATTTTGCAGAATTGTATAATTTAGAAATAAAAAATATACGTGAAGGTTCACGTAACAGACTAAAATGGGATTATATAAAAAAATGAATTTATTTCCACTATTTGACCCGTCAACAGGGTTATATATTTTACTAACTTATGGGTTATTCGCTTTTGCAATGACTTATTGGTTTTCAAGAGGTTATAATGATTCAAAAAC